TCTCCACCAAGTTCGATATTGGCATAAAATGTACTTTTCATTATTGATTCACCTCACATGTATATTGAGCTTTGATATTGATATCAGAAGCCGTAACGCTAATTGTTTTGCCAGTTTTATATTGATTACCTGTACCGCCAAAATTAGCATTTAATACACCATTTTGGTCACGTTGAGACCATTTATAAGTATAGGTTGTTCCAGCTGTATCAATTTCAGCACCAGATTGAAATACTCGGCAAGTAAGAGTTGTCGTACCAGAACCGTTTTTAAAAATGCTACCTGCTGTACTATCAATTGTACAAGTTAATGGGTCTGTATAATCAAGAAGAGTAACGATACCACTAACTGATGTACCTGCTGTACCACCTGCGCGGTCAATGATCACAGCCTTGAACGTTTGAGCATTTGTAACAGCTGATGGTAGAACTGTTAGTATCCCTTGAGAAGTTGTATTTGTACCAGCTGCTACATTGGGCGTTTGACCAGTTGTAGATGAAGTACATAAATGCCAACCTAATCCAAGGTTTGAGTTATAACCTGTTGAACCAGTTGTTGTTACACTACTATCTGAATAACCGAAGAATATCTCTTTATTTCCTGAAGAAAGTTGTCCACCTTTATATAGATCGGCATTGACAGTTAAGCTTGCTGGCATAGAATTGTAGAACGCTCCACCATTACCAGCATAAACATTTGCAAGAACCGCTGATTTAGCAAGTTGTACAACAGTTAAATCTAAAACAGCTGAGAACGGAACGTTTAAACCTGTATTAGGGTCAACCCATAACCCAGAAGCAGTGAATCGTGATGCTGAGTTAGCAATTGGGACATTTACTTTTGTTGTCAACACACTATTTGCGCTTCCGCTCATATATTGAGTATCAGTATTAGTAGTTGAAGTGATAGTTGTTGTTGTCGTTCCATCTGCTCGTGTCCAAGTAATATTTCCTGAAATTCCACCAATAACAGAAGTTGTACTACCTGCTTTAGTAAGGTTGAGCGTTAAAACTTGTGGAGTAGTCGCATAACTTGGTGACCATGTTTGAGCTGTTGCATCATAAGTTTGAGTAGTCACCCCACTTGCTGTGATGAAAGCATTGAGTTGCATCCCATCTGATAAATCTGTGATTGTGATTTGTCCACTTGAGACAATTGACATATTATATTCCTCCTATTAATTAAGTGGTTCTGCAGTGCAATCAAATGTAGCTCTCTGCCAAACATCACTATTTGTGATTGTAATTGATTTCTGACTTGTTTGATGAGCAAGATTCCAAGCGGTATCTACTGTTCCGTCAGAGTTAGTTTTAGACCATATATAAGCAAATTTTGTTCCATCACTATCAATTTCTTTATTATTTTGATAAAGTATCGCAGTGAAAGTTGTATTAATGATATTATTTTTAAATTGATAGCCATTAGATGAATCAATAACTAGATTAATCGGGCTAGTTCCATCATCCACATTAGTGATAGTCACCGACTGACTTGCGACTACTTTGCCCGCAACTGTCGCTTTAAAGCTATAAACTGCCTTATCCGCAACTCCGCTTGCATCAACTGTAATAGTCTGAGTTGGAGCGACAACCGTTCCATCTTTCGACCATTCATAGCTGTCTGCGATTGTTTCAGTCGTTGCAGAACCTTTAAAAATATGAGCTGATAAAGTTGTTGAACCAGTACCATTTTTGAACTGTGTGCCGCTTGTAGTTGTAAGCTCTGCTCTATATGGAGTAGCTGCATCGACTAACTGATTAACTTGTGCAATTAGGTCATCTGACAGTTCATTTTGTAATTCAACGAAATTTTCAAATGTTATTTCGTTTGATTCTGGATTACTATCGGATGATTTAATTTCAGTTGCTCTCGCTCTCAAGATTAATCCAAAATCACCCTGTTCATTTGAAAAATTATCATCTTCAATGGTTACTGTATCTCCAATTTGAATGGGAAGTTTTCCATCGAGAGATTGCGTTACTAATTTACTATTTGTCTTTATTTTATAAGTAATCTGAGGATAAGCATAGGACTTAAATTGTTGAACAATATATCCCCACATTTGAGCAGGAGTAGTATATTCTGTTTCAAAATTTTTTCTAAGCCATATATCTGATGAATCTTTTCTAAGGTGAGCTGGATATTTCTGAGCAGAAAGTGGTGCAAATGCTGTATCATCATTTTTTCTTTTAAAAAACTCCACAACTCCATCGGAATTTACATAAGAAAATTCGCTTGAATTCCAACTAGTTCCATCTTTACCTGTAACTTTAGAAGCATTAAAGAACTCAAAATTATAAGTTCTCTCAACACCCTTAACGTTCTTTCCATATATAAGCTCAATATCATCCCTGATTGCACCTATACCACCTTTTCCTGAATCATCTCGTTTTTTAACGATATTTAAAATTATTTTATCAACAGCACCATTATTGGTGAGTTTTGTAATAAACTCAAACTCCGCATCAAAATTGTTAATTAAAGATAAAAGGCGATTTAGTTTTGTATCTTGGGAATCATATTTTATGACTCTTGTGTAATCAGCAACATCATTCCTTCCGATTTCAATTTGATTATTTGAAATTAATTCAAAATAATCAATATACCATTTCAGAGTTTGAGATGATGAATTATCAAACTTATCAACATATTCTAAAGATAGTTCTCGGTCTAGTGATAAACATTTATATGTTATTTCTGTGTCTGTTTCATAGAACCCATCTGAACCAGCAGGAAAAACTGCATATTGTTTACCGTTTTTCTCGAAAGAGAAGCATGTTTCATCATTAAAAAATCTTGAGTAATCTTGAATGATGTTGTTTTTATATTTTAATATAGTAAATTCAAATGATGCAGTACCTAGACTTAGATAATCAATCAAAGTATCTTTGTAATAACTTGGTAAACCTGGGATATCATTATCAATGAAAGTTACTGGTATCAAGTCTTTATTTAAAACATTAATAATCAAAGTATATTTTCCTCCCATGAAATTTCTACATCTGGAGCAATAGTTACCCAACTTGAAGGTGATAGAATTATTTCACTTTCCCCCGGAGGAAAAACCAAAAATTTAGCTCCGTTTATTTTTTCATTTGATGATGATACCCCATTAATACTAATTGTTCCGTAGTAACTATCAATTGAAAATTTTGAATTCTTTGCATAGCGATTTGGAATATCCTCCCATTTTTGGATGTTATCCTTACGACAAGATATGTTTCTTACAGATAAATTACTCATGAATTTATTCGATTGTATATATTGCCCAATATAAATGTAAACTTTTGCAATTTCAACATTTGCTAGTTCAGGAATATAAAAAGGAATTCTAGATCCCTTCCAATAGAATTCCAATTTCTCACCAGTTTTGACAAAATCTGTGCTGCCATTTCTCTGATTGAATTGTACGTTATTCATATCTCCAGCACCATTTCCTTCACCGTTGTTGGAAATAAAATCCTTTGAACCTAATTCTCTCGGATTACTACCACCGCACCAGAATTTAGCTTGTGCTTTATTTCCTGACATATCACCTTTTGAAATTCCATATCCAGCGACTAATTTATCATTGATATCTGTAAATAGAACTTGCAATAATCCAGTCTGACCAAATGCACCAGCCCAAGAAAATAAATTGAAATATGAATAAAAATTGACTGCTCCAACATGACCATTTGAATCTGCTGGTAATGTCATTACTTTCATTCCTCCAGCAACTCCTTGATTAGAACCAATAGTTCCTTGGTCTTTTAATCTCAGACCATCAGTTTGGAATTCAAGTTTTCCGTTCGTTGCTATCCAATTGTTTTGAGGGTTAGGAGTGCCAGCTGCAACATCTTTGAATTTAGCAAACAATGTGTCATTTTTACTATCATAAAGATACTCGCTTTTTTCAACATCTATACCATCTACTTCTGTAATTTTACCCATGGCAAACCCACCACTAACATGAGCCAAAGATAAATACCCGTTTTCTTGATTATTTATGATGTCAATTCTAGGATATGCTGGTTTTGTACCATTATTTATTATTTTTATTCTGACAGTTCCATCAGAGTTTTTAGTAATAGTTCCGTTATCTCCACCGCTAGTTGTAGAGTTTAATATTACTCTATCAGTTCGGTGAGCTGCACCATCACTAATAAATAATGTGAATGAACCATTGGCTTCAAATCCATCATCGGTATATTCAAATTTCCCAGTAAGAATCGCATTGTAATAATAATTTGGCTCATCGCTAAAACTTAATTCTTTAGTAACGGTTGTTGATAAAATTTGTGCCAATTTTCTTCTTACAATGTTTACATCTAATCCATCAATAACATGAAATGACATTGGGATTTCTTTAGGCCCTCTTTTTACAGAGACAATTTCAACACCATCAGATGAATTTTCTTCTTTAGTCAGATTGTTTTCAGAAGCTACTCCACGTTCAATTTTAGTGAATTTAACGTAATCTGTGAGGTAGTCATCACCATATTTTACTTTGAACATCTTTCTCTCCTATTTTTTTCTACCAATCATTCTATCTCTGGTATCTCTCGATGTTTTTACAGTTTCTACATCATCATAGATAGCTTCTGCAACTTCTCTGCCATTGACTTTTATTGAGAATTTTCGTTGATTCATTTCATCGATTCTATCACCCATTTTGTCAATCTTTTCAGACAATGTTGCATTATTAGAATTAACTAGCTGTGCTTGACTATAAGAAATCGAACTAGAAACATTAGCATTTAATGCTGTATCAAGTGAAGGTAATCCACCTGTTAGTGAATCAGCAAGTTTATTAGCCATAGATGAAACGTTAGCTTGAACTTTTTTGAACTTGTCTTGAAGTCCCTCGTCCAATCCTTCCATGATTGAACCACCATGAGGAATAAGTAAACGTCTATCGTATGAAATAGGACCTTTATGGTCTGAAATCCATTTACCAATACCACCTACCCAGCTCTTAACATCTTCAAATTTGTCTTTTAAACCATTAAAAAAACCGCTGATGATTGCGGAACCTTGTTTATAAAGTGTATCTAGTCCAAATAATCCAGATATATCTCTTATAAAATTCTTAAAAACATCAACTGGATTTTTACCACTAATAATCCCGTTTACAAAACTTCCAATGATTTGTCCACCTTTGCTAAGGAATTGACCCACAGATGAAGCGATAGCTCCTATCAAAGCAGCAATCACATTTCCAATCGCACCTAAGACCTTTGGAATTGCTTGAAGTATTCCACTAGCCAAAGCGATGAGAATCTGAATAGCAGCAATAATAATTGATGGTAAATTATTAATAATCGTTTGAACAATCATCAATATAACCTGAACCATTGCTGGAATTAACGTTGGCAATGCTTGGAGAATACCATCAACAATCGCAAGAATTATTTTAATTGCAGCTTGAATAATTATTGGCAAATTAATAATGATAATAGTAACGAGCTGTGGCATTAATGTTGTAAATGAATTAATCAGCATTGGTAAAGCTGTTGTAATTCCTTCAACTAACGCCATAATTATTTGAAGTGCTGCTTGAACTAAAAGTGGTAAGGTTGTCATTATAACCTGAATGATTTGAGGTAATAATGTTGTGAACATTTGCATCAATTGAGGAAGTGCTGTTACAAATCCATTGATTAAAGCTAAAATAATCTGAACTGCTGTATTAATAAGCAAGGGAATATTAGTCGTCAAAATTGTAATCAATTGAGGAATCATTGCTTGAAAGTTAGCAATTAATTGAGGTAAGGCAGCACTCAATCCTTGAACAATTGCTAAAATTAAATTAAGCCCAGCATTAATAAACATAGGCAATCCTGTTACAAAAGCATTAACCATTCCAAGTAGAGCATTTGTTAATAATGGTATCAGAGCTGGAATTTGCTGAGAAATACCATTAATTAACCCTGAAATCATGGATATTCCTTGCATTATTAAAAGTGGTCCACTTTGAGCTAGTGTACTAATCAGCGATTGAACTGCTTGTCCAAGTGATGAGGTAAGCTGAGGAGTAGCTCCAACAATACCTTGCATTAAACTCATAATGATATTAACACCAGCCTGAATGATACTAGGTATTATTGTAATTATTGAGTTTACCAATGAAATTATTCCTGCAGTAAATGAGGGAATAACAGTTGGCAAAAGGCTTACTATTGTAGTCAGCAAAGTTCCAAAAAGTGATGAAACCGTTGAGAATAATGTTGGCAAAAGTTTAGCAATTGCCCCCAATAAACCAGTGATAACAGGAGGTAATGCAGTTATTAGATTTCCGATAATAGGAGTAATATTGTTAATAACATTAGTCAAAGAACCCATTAAGTTATCTACTAATTGCTTGATATTAGCGTTGCTACTACCCAGACCAGTAATAAGATTTTCATAAGCCGCTTTTGTACTATCAATTGAACCACTGATAGTTGAAGCTGCTTCTTTTGCTGTCGTTCCCGTAATGCCCATTTGCGTTTGTACAACGTGAATAGCTTGGGTTACATCAGCAAAACTAGAAATATCATACTTCTGTCCAGAAAATTTTTCAGCGTCTGATAAGAGGCGCTTCATTTCTTCTTGAGTACCACCATAACCAAGCTTTAAGTTATCCAACATGGTATAGTTCTGCTTGGCAAAACCTTGATAAGCATTCTGAATATCACCGATGTTTGAACCCATTTTATTGGCATTATCTGCCATATCGACAACTGCTTGATTAGAGTAATCAGCAGCCTTTGCAGTATCACCTTTAAGAGATGCAACCATAGAAGCTGAAAAACCTGTTACAGTTTCCATGTAGGCATTAGCTGACAACCCTGCTGTTTTATATGCATTATCAGCAAATCCTTGTACTGTTTTAGAAGCATTACCAAAAAGAGTATCAACACCACCTACTAACTGTTCATAATTAGCATAGGAAGCAAGAACTTGCTTACCAATTCCAACAGCTGCAACACCAACTGCGGCTGTTCCAGCAATTGCTGCAGCGGTTCCTGCTTTTAAGGCACTGCCTATTTTGCCACCTGTGTCAGACATAACTGAACCTAACTTATTATATTCAGTCATTGCCTTTGCACTATCTAACAAGACGTCAATTACTACTGCTCCATCATTGGCCATTTAATTCTTCCTCCTTTCTTCTCATGAACTCCCGTTGCTCTTTCAAATCCATCATTTCGAATTCAATTTTTTCGCGGTCTGATTTCAGAGCAACTGCACTTTTAGCTTTTTTGATTTCTTTACGCTCTTTTTCAGTAGCATTTTCAGGAATTTCCATTTGCCGAATTTCAATCACTCGCCTAAACTTAGAAGTTTCTGATAACCCAGTTAAGAGAGCGTTAAACTTATCCCAACTCATGGTATGATTTCTAAATTTTTCGAGCGACATCTTTCCAGACTGAACTTTGTTCCAGTAATAATTGGATTTTTCACGCTCTTTTATTAAATCAATTCCATAATCTTGCATAAATGAAGCAAAAATATAATCAGCATCTTCCTCAAAGTCATAAAATTTCTTTTCTTCTTCGAGGATATTGCCTTTCATATCTCTCTCAACTGTTTCTTCTCTAGGATTATCACCAATTATTTTTTGCGTTAATCCTTCAAGTATTAGCTGAAAATCTTCCTCTGGTATCTCATTAATAGGTGCTAAAAAGAACATTTCAATGGTAATGAACAACTTTTCAGATACATCTATATCATCTTGTTTATAAAGCTCAAACAATCTCAGAACTCGTGAAAAATCCATTACAACTTCATAATCAGCAGTTTTGGCTTCAATTACATCTGGCAGACTCCATGAAAGAGAAAGTACCATGTAAAGCCTCCTGTCTTAACGTTTTTTACCGTCAATAAATGATTGAGCTTTAGATTTTGTTTGAATTAATTGGAACTGCTCTGTTACTTGACGCATTCCTTCTTCAACTACAAATAAATCTTCATCTGCCACATCATAGAGCTTTTCAAAAGCACCATCACCCAAAATTAAATCTGTGTATTCTTGAATTTTTGATTTAATGAAGTCAAGTAATTCAAATAATGCTTTGAGGTCATTTTTCCCCTCTAAAATCTTGACTTCTTTTCGCTTGCTCTCAATTTGCTCATTAATTTTAGGAAGTTCTTCTGTATATTTTTTTAAATATCGAGTACCCATTTTAATTTCAAACTTGATTCCGAAAACACGAGTAGGGATGACGTTTTTCTTGAGTTCAACTACGATTTCATTTTGTTTTTTTGCCATTTTTTCTCCTTAAAAAATAAAAGCTAGAAGGAATTCCCTCTAGCTTTATGTATGTATTATGCACCAGTTGTTGGTTTTGTATCATCTGGCAATCCATTGAAAGTGACAGCTGCTTCAAAGTTACCGCGTTCACCGGCATCCCCACCACCATGAACTATTCCTGAAAGAGTGGCATTACCAGAAAGAATTCGTCCATCTGGTTCTGTATGTCTGAAAAAGACAACACGGTCTTGACCTGTTTTAGCAAGTCGTTCACGAACAAATGCTTGAGCATCGTCATCAGCATAACGACGATGACCTTTAAAAGCATAACTTGTTGAAACCGATGAAATATTGGTTTGCTTACCACCTTTATCAGCATAGTAAGAGTAATCTGACGAATCTTCATCATTTTTTAAATCGACAGATTGAATGCCTTCTGCTAGTTCATAAAGTTTACTAGGTGGTGTTACTTTACCTGTGACAGGGTCAACAGCTCCTGCTGCTCCAATTTCGTACTTATTGAGGTAATTTAAAGCAAATCCTGTATAAGCCATTTATTTTTCTCCTTATTTTCTAATATTTAATGCAAGCGTTAAAACATAAAGATATGCGTCATGTTCTTGCTTTCCAAGATTTCTTGGTTGAGTATAAACTGAACTAGAATCAAAGAAAAAAGAGCCATCTCCTGATTCAAGAGTTACTAATTCATTATTTTCATAACGAGGTAATCTATCAAAATCATTAGCTATCTTCCATGCATCATTGTAGGCTTGCAATTGGTCAGTGTTTTTTATTGTGACTTGGACTAAAAAAGACATTTCCCTACTAAGAGAAAGGTCTTTTATCCCTTGTCCAGACGCCACAGATTGAAGCGATATGTCACGCTCATTATCTTGTGGAGGATTATCCTCTTGGATAATTTGACGGCCGCTATCGGTTAATCGTGGCGTTTCTAGTTGTAAAGTTCGCAAACGATTAGAAAGAACTGAAAATATATCCATCAAAGATTCTCCTTAATAGCATTTTGAGCAACTCTTCTAATATCTTCCATGTCACGTGACTTTGCAACTTCTCCCCACCTTTGCTCTGCGTCTGGGTTATGTTCCCTAGATGGGGTACCAATATAATAAGCATAAGCAGCATAATCTGTATCCCAGATAACTTGCCCCTTATCAAAGTTACTAGCACCCCAAACGCTTGATTCGGTTGCTCCAGTATCTTTTTTGACATATTTATTAGCTTTTTTAGCAAACTCTACGCTTGTTGGGTTGAGCGCTTTTTTAATTGCTCTATCAACTCGGTTAAAATTTCCTTTAAATTTAACACTCATTGTAACTGTACCTCCAAATGATGAGGAGTTTCTTGGTCAGTATAAGCCTCAAGGCAGCCAATAATATTCAACTTCTTATTTTTAAAAGTTATCTTTCCTCCCTCGTTAATTTCAATGAAAGGGCTAGAGTTTACCGAATCAATAAACAGAATGCCATTTGTATATGCTTCTGTATTGTCCGATTTAGTCACTTTCTTTCGAGTTGGAGTAAATCGTACATTCTTAATTACTGTACTTTTAGGCTTAGAGCCACCTCCCATAGAACCATCGCCAACGTTTGGCGGCTCTGTGTAGGTTACTTCATGAATCAGTAGTCTTTTCGGGATTGGTTCAAATAACACTTATTTTCACCTCCTTCTTGACTAAAAGACCCGTTCCATCCAGATACATTAATGTACTGGGTGATACTCTATTTGTTTGCTTACTTGAAGAAGGTTGACTTGAAGAATAACTAAAGCCAGAAATTGAAACACTTTGAGATGATGAACTTACGCCATTTATATTTGATTCAATGCCTTCAACTTTGAAGTATTCAATTTGAGCGCAAACAGACTTTTTGATTAAATCTTGGACATTTGTTTTTAAATTATCAAAGCCAATTTGAGGTATTTGATAACTTGTCAAATAATCAATGATATCCTGAGAGCGTTTATTAAATTTTGGAAATTCAACATCTGTCAGTAATTCTCCTTCATAAGTTTCATCATAGTAAGTTTTGTCTACATATTCCATTTGACCTCCTTTCCAAAAAAAGAGTGGCATAAACCACTCCTTTTATCAGAATTATTAAGCAGTTACGGTAACATCGCATGTAACGGTTAATCCGTTAGCAGTTGTTCCAGTAATTTTTGTTGTGCCTGCAGCTTTACCAACTACACTACCTTGTTTAGGAGTGACAGTAGCAATTGTAGGGTCACTAGAAGTAAAGGTTACTGTTTTATCATCAGCATCTACTGGTAGGACAGTAGCTTTCAATGTTTCAGTACCTCCAACAACTAAACTTATTGTTGTCTTATCCAACGTTACCCCAGTTGGTTCTTGGGGAACATTAGGGTGTTACAGTAACGATACCAACCATTTTAAGTTCACGGATTACAAAGTCGGCTGATGTCAAAACAAAATGATAAGTTGCTTGTTTAGCTACAGAAGTTGAATCGGCTGCAGCTGTCTGCATTGTAACTTCATATCCAAGAACTGGTGTTAAGTTTTCGAATGGTGAGAAGAGAACAACACCGTCTGGGAAGTTTTCTACTACCTCAACAGCAAATCCTGCAATATTTGTAAGTTGTCCATTAACAATTGCTACATCTCCAAGATTAGTTGCACGACTTTGGATTTCAGCAACATAATGAGTTGAAGTTTTCAATGACATAAACCACTTGAAGTTAGAATTGATGTATTTACTTTCGAATCCTCCCACAACATCAGTCGTAAGTGTTTCGATTGTTGGAAGCGCAGTAGGTGTAAGTTTAACAACCGCTCCTGCTTGCGCTTTTTTAATGAATCCATCCTTTTGTTTCAAGAATTCATCAGTTGAGGCAGTGTCTCCATTAAAAGCAAGGTCTTGTAAATCAGCTCCAAATTGTTGTTGCATAAGAGTAGTCAATGCTTGGCGTACATCTTGGCCACGAGTTTGAGCAGTATAAAATACATTACTGTTTTCAATCCAAGTATCAACATAAAAAGGTGATAATGTAAATGGAACAGTTGTTTCAGTTTTAATATCAGTACCAGTTGCCGTTGTAGCTGTTCCTTGGTGAGTTCGCATTGTACGACGTTTAACACCAAGCTTATCAATTGAACCGGTTGATGATTTAGCAAAGTAAGGCGGCAATTTTTGAAGAGTTGCTTGACCAGAAACGACATCCAAAGCAAATGCACGCGCATTGTCATCACGGAGTGTCACATTGTTACCTGCTTTAGAAATAGCAGCAAATTGTTTTTGTAAAAGTTCTGTGTTGTTCATATTGTTTTTCTCCTTTAGTCTTCGATTGGGAAAAGTGCATCAACATAACTAGGTGTTTCTGACTTTTTAACTGTTTCTGAAATAATTTCATTAGCGTTGCTGATACGAGCTTTTTCTAGAGCTTCAAGACGTCCAGCCATTGGAGCAATTGCTTCAGAAACTGCTTTTGCTACTGCTTTCGCATCAAGTGCTGTTTCTTCATCATCCGTTTTAACTTTTTTCTTTTTGCCGTCATCTTTAGGGTCAGCATTAGGGTCTTTTGTAGCTTTTTCTAAAGCTTCCAAACGATCATTGATTGGTGCAAAAGCTTCACCTAGAGCTTTTTTAAGTTCTTCTTGAGTCATTTCGACTTCCTCCTGTTTTTTTAAATTAAAAAAAGACTTAACCGTGCTGATTAGTCCTTGTTTAGTGAGTGGTTGTGTTGTTTGAAATGAGTTAATTAATTCTGATAATTCACTAATTTCTTTTTGGATGCCTTCAATCCTTGTTGAATCATCAACAGCGTAGTTATCCAAAATATTCCATGTTGCAGAACGAAACGCATCAAGTGCAGCATTAATATCACGATACATTTTGCTGTTATTGAAGTTGTCAGTGGTCTGTTTCTTAACTTCTTCAACCTCTGCTGTTCCAGCAAGAGAGTATCCTGTAAATTCTCCATTTTGGATTGATTCCCAAAGTTCGTCTGTAGCTTTTGTTACAAGAACCCATGTTCCTTTAGCAATAGCAGTATCACCTACGGTCATATCACTTGGAGCGACATAACTTTCAACAACTTTTCCAGCACTTGTTTTAAAATCATGTTGCTTATCAATGTTTTGATATTCTTCCATGAATCCATGTGCTGCTTTTTCAATTGTTTCAGCGTCCATAAAATCGCCGTGTGCATCTTCTACATCAGGCTCATAGACAACTCCATAAACTAGCTTTTGAGGGTCATCTGACTTTGTTAAAAGTTTTACTGTCGTTTCAAAGGTTGGTTCACTAGCAGATTTAGTCAAAAAGAATTGCTTTTTATTTGCTGCTTTATCAACGTACGAGACATGAGTAACTTTTACATTTTCTAGCTTTCGCATTTTTATCCTTTCTGTTTAATTTTTAGTGTACTTGTCAGCAAGTACAGGATTCATAAAACAATGACAGCTGATGGAATTACCTGGCGATAATTGAGGGTCTCTTGGATACCTCGCTCTTTCGCCATCAATAATAAAGAAATCATCAACTGCAACAACTGTTCCGTCTGCCTGTCCGTGTGACATTCTTGGTTCTCCTATACCACTAGTATGCCTCCATTCCTTTCCCACTATGTTCGGATTGGACATCATCGCTTCATACTGAGAACCTGAGTACATCCTTAAAACCTCAGTAATTGATGTAGTTCTTGCTCTACTGTGTCCAAACTCGTCTAGTTTAGAGAGGTTGCGCTCTAGCCATTTAATGCCCTTTCCTTCGTCATACGAGGATTGAACAAGAAAAATGAACCTCTCTTTAGAAGTTAGGTCCATTAATTTTGGTAAACCTTTAAGCCATTTATCAATTTCTTTTGAATGACGGCTTTTAGGATTGAATTCACTATTTCCTTTATATTTGCTATTGAATTTATCAAAAAGCGTTACGTAAGAAAGTTTTATTTTTGGATTGACTCTTTCGGACATTTTACTAATGAAAACTCTAGCTGCAAGTGCTGCTAAAATCATTTTCCGACTTGGTTTTTTATCTTTCTGAGCTAATTCTTCCAAGATTGGCGCAACTTGCTCATAATCTTCTTGAAGTATATCCTCTAATTCCTGTTCAATATCAGATATATTATTAGCAAGAGTTTCGGTAAAGCTAAAACCTGCTTTTCTTAAAAGCTTAATCAGCTCTTCTTTTTCCTCTGCTGATAGTTCTAAGGACTTCTGAATTAACTCCGCATCATTCATCAAGCGCCCTCCGCATCATTTGACGGATGCCTGCTGCTATTTCTGCCCCTGTTTCTGCACCGTATGCTTTAGATATGTCCACATCGTCATTATTTAGCCCATTTTGAGCGTTTGATTGTTTGGTCGGTAAATTATACTCATCACCCTCAAAGTTCTCCAGAGGTAAACCAAGCACATCAGATAGAGGACCTCGTAAATCATTCGGAGCAACTGAACCAGCAGAATTTGCAACTTGAATAAACTTAGTAACATCATCCATGTTCTTAATTTTTGGCGCTTTAAGATAAACCTCAACATATTTAAGGCCATACTCTTTAAATAAAGAATTAATACGCCAAGCATAAGATTCACGTAAAGGTTGAAAAACTTGCTCCTCTGTCAATTCTTTGGCAGTTTCAGCAGTGCTTCGGTTATAGTCAGTAGTCTTTGCCACATATATTGGAGGAAGCCTGAACGCCCCTAAAACAGCTTGAGTGACATTCTCGTCATATTCAAGGAAAAGTGCATCTTTTTGTAAAACATCAGCCAGATGTTCAATTCTAATTGACGGCTTGCTTTTATCTTCTCCATAGCCTGCCGCTTCTTCTCCTGGAGAGACTTTTTCAGCCTCTATCAGAATAAACTTATGTTGATTTTCTTCGCCACCAATGGAATTAGCATAGCTCTTCAAAGTCGCTTCACTTGCTTGTGTAAGTTGAGCATTTTCAAGCATGATTGCCAGAGGAATGTGCCGACCTTGTACAAAATAACGATAATTCAGCTCATCGGCTTTACGATTACCAATAATTTTAATCAGCGGTCCAATCCATCTTGGAACGCCATACGGGCTTTGGAAGTCTCCGATTTTAATATGAATGACTTCAGTTGCTGTTCCATTGCCAATAGAACCATTCGTATCAAGTGGCGTTGTATCGCCATAAGTTTTAAACCAAGTCCCAGAATTTACGGAGCTATCATCTGAGTTGTCACGATAATTAAAATATCTAACCTTAATTTGTTGCCCTTGGTCATTAGTGACTACGTTCTGCTTGGTAACTGTCATAAATTCAGGCTTGATTGAATCAATTCCTACAACATGGCCAACGCCATTTCTGATTACTTCAAAATATCCATTCCCGCATTCTTCAACTTGACGAATAACTTCTTGGATAATTTCTTTAGGAGGACGTTCAAAGCTTAATTCATTGAGTAATTCTGTAAGAACATCCCATTCTGCTTTTGTTTCCTCATTTTCGTTGGAATCATCCATTTTATATCTCAAATCAAGGCCAAAACCTGCAACGTTAGTCGCATAAGCTTCAATACATTGATTGAGGATATTGCTATTATCAACAACATCTCTCAAGGCAGCAATATCATAAGGAGGACTAATTAAAGTCAAATCTCTTCTAAAACTCTGTTCTCCATTTTCGCTTTTGATAACAGAAGCTAATACCCTGCTTTCATCTGCCATAATAGCCCGCTTCTTTAAACCTTTGGGAATTCCACCAGATTTCCCACCACTAATAATTTTAGATGTCAATTTATCACCTCCCTAAAATGCTGTTGTTCTATTTTCTCTTCTTGTATGTACTGGCCTTTTATCTAATCTGACAAGTGCCTGAGTCATACTATCGACATCATCGTCATGCGCTGCATTTGGAAAAGCAGTTAACTCATCAAGTATCTCATCACTATATGATTTCCATAGTGGATGTGGTAAATAAACATTGCCAGCCTCCCAGAGAGGAGATACTGCCTGCGCTCTTACTTCTTTTCCACCTTGGGGATTTACTGGAATTATGCCTTTTATTTTTTTCTGCAGCATTTCAATTACTGCTGAACCATTAGCTTTATCTTCTATAAGTTTTCCGATAGCTTCTGGATGCTTGGCTGTCATTACTTCAATAGCCTTCATAGTATCAACTATCCCCATTCGTTCATGGTGGCGGTCCAGTAAATAGTTTTCTACACCAGCACGCGCCCAGACTTGACCTGAAACAAAGTCAGATGTATTTTTATCTTTGAACGTACAATCCCATGATTGCATTTGAATATCAAAATGACTTGGCATAACTTTTACATCATCACCAAGTCCTAATTTAACTTTCATTTCGAGTGTAGGCACATAAAACTTGGCCCATGACCGTTTAAAGATATCCCCGCCAGCTGGTGTTGGTCTTTGTTGATACAAAGCTGCCCAACCGCGAGAGCCAGTTACTTCTTTAGTTTGTCTTGCCCACTCTTCATCTTTCCCGATTTCAGGAGCAAGAGATTCACCAATTTCACGATTTAATAAGTCATTTTCTTCAGCGACTGCTGGTATTTTTATTTCAATCCATGGTAATTTATTTTCTTTAAGAAGTCGTCCAGCTAGATCATCTTCATGCCACCTAGTCATGATAACAATTACAGAACCATCAGCAGATAAACGAGAGTAAAAAGTATCTTGCCATTCGCTATATATTTTGTCACGAATAGTTTTAGATTCAGCCTCAGCCCTATTTTTTATAGGATCATCTATAATAAGTAAATTTGAACCACGACCTGTAGCTCCACCTAAAATTGATGTGCTATAAAGTTGACCTAAGTGTTTATCTATTCCCCACTCTGAAACACTAGCAGTATCAGAACTAATTTCTAAATTAAATAATTCCTTGCTAAAAGTTCTAAACTTTTCACGGTTTTTTCTACCAAACTTTTTATAAAGCTCTTCTGAGTAAGAAACGACCATTGCAAGCTTATCTGGATTCTTCATCAAATAATATGAGGGGAAAGACTCTGTAATAAATGTTGATTTCCCGTGTTGAGGTGGTAATTCAACGATAATAAAAAGACGTTCACCGTCTGATATCCGTTGCAAATAAGGAGCGATATACCTTTGGTGTCTTAACGGTTCAAAAGTACAGTTATTAGCGTAGTAGAAATAATCAATATAATTTCTTCTAGCAAGCTCTTTAAGGGCCTCTTCACGGATTTTGTTCATATCATGTTCCATCAATGCCATTTGCTAACCTCCGAAGTTCTTCTTCTGTTAGGTTTTGCATAGGATTACGAACCCCGATATCACCAGAAATTTGTGTTTCTCGTTTATCTCTCCATTCATTCGGCTTACGATTTTTAAGCCAGAAAATAGCCGCGGTTGTATCTGGTACAACCTGCTTAGTAACTTCTTTTGAAATAACCATTTCACTTTCAGAAGGTTCTTCTTCAAAAAGTTCCTTTATACTTAACGAAAAAGTTATCCACTTTTGAATAAGTTTAGCTTTATCTTGGGTATAAAATTCTTGCTTTTGAAACCACGAAAGCCACTGATTATCTTTTTTAGAAGAGTTGCAAGAAGCACAAGCTGGCACAACATTAGCGATTTCTAACTCACCTTTTTGCTTGAGTGGCTGCAAGTGGTCTTTTGTCAGTTTTCCTGACTTTCCACAATAACAACAAACAGAATCAAAATAATCGATACAAGTTGCCCATTGTTTTTCGGTAAGCTTACTTTGCCCATCATGCCTTTTCTTTTGAGCTTCTGATGACATCCGTTCTTTAGTTACTTCAATAAATTCATAACCCAAAGCCCTTTTAAGTAGTGCATTTTCGACTTGAATATCAACAACTTCTTTACCCTTTTTTAGGGCCTCCAAAATCTCCAGATGACTTTTTTTCCAATTACCCAGAGTTGAAACAGCAATCCCCATATTATGAGCGATTTGCTCCTCTGTTAAGCCGTCTCTTGCCCAACCTTGAACCTTGAGTAATCCTTCTTCTAAAATCCATTCTTCATATTTAGCTTTTGCCATTTCTCCTCCTTTCTAAAAATCTACACAAAAAAACCGCTATTTCTAGCAGTTTTTATCACTTGGAGAATTATGAGTATTGGCTCGTCGTCTTAAACCATGATATAAGTATACCACTTAAAACACGGGGTAAAATTCAACGAATCATTCAAAAACATTTCACGATTTTAACACTTATAAGTAAGGTCTAATCATTTCTTTAAAAGATTTGTTCCAGCGCCATAATGTAGTAACACCTACAAACATCTCTTGAGCTACTCCGTACCATGTCATTCTTTGCTGATAATGAAGAAGTAAAGCTTTTTTTGTCTCACTACATTCGACATCCCAGAACATATCAAGGATTTCTTTTTGCCTTTTCATTTTTCCGAGAATGCCATTGAGTTCATCTTCCTCAACTCTTAAAAATTCCGACTCCTGCGGTGCTATTCCAAGTGATTGTGTTCTAATTCCAAGATTATCTGTAGGTTTTCTAGCCCTTAAATCAAGTTCTCTAGCTTTTATATTTGCTGCTAACTTCCCTGTCAAGTAATCTCCAATAATTCTATCTAACTTATCTGCCATTCATCAAATTCTCCTTTTGTGGTATAATTAAGTTAGAAAATCTTTCAACGAAGCCCATTGCCGTGGGCTTTTTTTTCATATAATACTCATAAATTTTAATATCAATTCTATAATCAAACATGATATTGCGAATAAGAGTACATAGTATTTTGTTTTTTCGTAGAAATAAGTAACTCCATGAGTAATTGGTTTATAAATACTTCTATCAAAAGCTTTACTGGCTTTTTCTATGAAATTACAGAACATATCCATTTTCTCCTCCAGTTGAGTTTAGTGAGTTCCTAGCTCAGTATGTGATATAATATAACTGACCGAAAATAAATAATAAGTTGTAAATTCGTATTTCGCTCGAGCTTGGTCAACTCGAGCTTTTTTGTTATAACTTATTTTTATTATGGTATAATGTAGTAGACCTAAATTTTAAGAATAAAATTTAAACCTAGAACATATAACTCGAACTCGGTCAGTTCGGGTTTTTTGTGTTAAAATGAATTTGACCGAAAAATAAACGAAGTTCTTTAAAACTTTACATTCGCTCAAGCTTGGTCAACTTGGGCTTTTTTGCATTTTAAAGTTATTCGTGCTATACTTGGCAGTATAGAATTTCGCTATGCCTTTCGTATTTTTAAGAAAGGAGAATGCAATTATGACATTCACTAACAAAAATAAATTTTTCCAATATACAGTAACTCTTGATACTTCAAATGATATTTTTAGAGCAAACCTTGCTGATAACTCAGGAATCTATGGTTATGGAAATACCATTGAAGACGCAGTTAAACATTTGGAAAACTTAGTCTAAAATGACATACAACTACTACCAATATGGTGGTAGTTTTTTCATTCCTCCCCGAACACGTTCTCTGACTCGTCAAGGTCTGAGCTGTTTAAGCGTTTATCTATAATGTAGCACCGCCGACAAAAGCGTTCTTCATGAGTGCCAAATAAATTAACTCTCCATTTAGACCACTTATGCCCGAACAGCTTACACAAAAGTTTCATTGGTTGTCCTCCTCAAATACTGATTGCAAATATTCATCTGAATACGGACACCAACCTTCGCCATCAGTCATTTCTTTTTTGAGTTGTTTCCAGTTTGAAAACTGACCAATAATAGAATCATGATCTCCACACATCTCACAATAAACTTCAACTTCTCTTAATTCTTCTTCCGGAGTATCTTCTGACATCAGATAAAATCCTCCGCCCAAATGGTCTTCAATTACCCAGTATTGTTTCATTCAATCCCTCCCCACCAGTCATTGACCAGCGATATTAGTTTGTC